ACATCTTTTTCTCTAATCGTGTATTGTTCTAAGTTTTATTTATAAAAGGACTATTCCTTTGCTGCGATTGCAGACTTGACAGTCTCAAGTAGCTTGTCATCCATATCAGTTTTGGTCAGTTTGACTGCCTTACCTAGGATAACTAAGCAAATATCTATTAATTTTTCTCCAAGTTCCTCATTGTCAGGAATCTTGTTTACTGCATCAGAAATTATTTTTGTTGCAAGTGGAAGTAAAAACGAAAACATGGTATTAATCCATAATGTGTGTGTATCTATTTATTACTTTTCCCATTCCCCCAAAATTTCACCCATAATCTTCATAAATTCCTTGAATGACATGAGTTTTCCTACTCTATGATACCTTCTTGCTTTCAATACACCAGACTCGAATGATTCTTTAGTCAAAAACCCATCATCCCTTACCTTCATGCCTTTGGGAATAGGTTTACACTTCTGACTATCGTTACAATAATACTCTCCTTTACCACAAGTCTCTTCTTTTGCTACCTTTTTTTCTGGTAGTCCTTTATGTTTAGTAGATGCAAACTTTTTTGCATCTTTCATCTTTATGCTGGAAGCAACTCTGGCAACCTCAGGTGAGGTAGTTTTTTTCTCACCCGTTTTTTGAGCTTGTCTAACCATCCCGAAGAATCTTTGTTGGGACTTTGAGACTGACTTTTCATTTAGCACCTCCTCATTTGTAGCACGAGTAGTCATACCTTTACCATCGCCATCATTAACAATGGGCATGACTTCTACGTTGCCAACCTTTTTGTTCTTTAGTTTTTCTTTTCTTTTCTTAGAATCAGTTTTGAATTGATTATAGGATTTCATTTTTTCTTAGACATAGCAATAATCTTGCCGACCTTCTTGCGTCTTGCAAGTAGGTACTTGTCTGACTTATCCTTATCACCATCGTTATCTACATCACCATCTTCTTTTCCAACTGGATCTAACTTTTTCTCTGTTACATGCTCTACTGATTCTGCTGCTTTCTTAAATGCATCTTTAGCAGGATATCCTTTATCGCCAGGTTTTGCAGGAGATTCTCCTCTCTTTCTCTTAGCGTGGATGTTAGCATATAATCCCTTTTTACCCTCTGCTATCTCATCTTCATGTGGTATTGTGTTACCATCTTTGTCTTTTTGATGATGAAACTCATCTTCCTTAACGCAATTAGGAACAGACTTTCCTCCCTTCATCTTAGTTCCCTTTGCCTTATATCCTTTCCAACATGTAGAAGCACCAACATTAGCACGTGCTTGCTTCATGCTTCCTTCATCTATATTATCCCAGTTTTCAATCTTAATTTTTTCAAGAATGTAAAGTTCTCCATCCATCTCCATTTCTTCTCTTTCTAAGATGTTTGGGCACTCATCAGTTGGGTGTGATCCACCACATTTACTGCAAATTTCTGTCTCTTCCTTAGTAGCAAGTTGTGCTTTAGGAGATTCTTTCTTAGGACCTTTCTTTTTAGTCAAAGTATTTTCTATTTCTGCACCGTGTGACTGTGGATCCATGCCATCGAATGGTGCTTCAGATAAATGAATATCTGGTAAGTCAGTGTTTTGGAAGCAATCGCCACCCATCCACTTTCCATATGATTCCATCAAACCTGATGAGAAATCATCATGATTTTTGACGGTGTTAACTGTTTCTTGCTTCTTCATTTCTTACAAGGAGGTTCTTCTCGTATTATTTATAGCTCTAACATTCTTAATCCATTCACGGAACATTTTTCCTTCTTCAGATATAACAATTGCATAGTTACCACCCACTCTATGGATAGTTCCTTTAACTCCTGTTCTCGAAGACATGACACTATCACCCTCGCTTAGACCTTCATCATGTCTTTGCTGTTGTCTTAGTGCTTGTTCTCGTAATTTCTTAAAATTTATCATTTATAGTTTGCGGGTAAATTCGCTGCTACTTCCATCATTAAAGATTGACAATCAGTATCTGTTAAAGTATTTGGTATACCAGACTTGAACGTTTTATAATCACCAGCAAATGCTGCTCGTCTCATTTTTGTTCCTGATACTTTAAATGTATCACCATCTGCATCTCTTGAACCAGAAGATATGATGTCTAATGTACGAAAAGAAAAGTCTTTATCGTTACCATTATATTTATGGATCCACTGCATTGCTTGTACTCTATCAGACCCTACTAACATCACTGCCTCATCAAATCCTGCCATCATTATGTCTTGTAAGACTGCTACTGGATCTCTAGGTCCGCTATAGATATGTCCTTTATGTGTAGGAAACATCTTATTCATATAATATAGTTTTCTAGCGGGTAAAAGAGGATTATTTCCTTTAAGATCTACAGATTGTGAGATATAAATTCTGTACTCATGTGATCCCGCAATACGTTTTACTGCATCAAAGTTCTCCTTATGACCTGTAGTAGGTGGTTGAAACCTACCAAAGGTAAAATAACATTTGTTGCACTTTAACGCCATTTTTTTGCTAGTGTAAAGTTAAGAAAGGCAAATTCAAGACGATTAACAAACTTAATCATGTCTCCATCCTTATGTAGAACATAACCCTCAGGTCCTGTAACTTTATATCCGTTGTCTGTTAGTGCAAATGTCTTAAATGTTTCTAGATGATCTAGTTTATCAATAACAAACTGCTTGATGTCTTGCAGTTCTTTATACAAATCTATCATTGCTTTGAACTTATCTTCATTGTCTCTTAGATAGTTCTGACTATGATGTATTAGTTTAGATTTTTGTGCTTTGGTTGCTGGTGTTTTTATCTTATCAACCAATGCTTTTGTTTTGTCATAGTAAAAATTATACAAGTTAGCAAATGTTTTACTTGTATCTCCAAGTGTACGTGCTGCCTTGATCTCTGAGTTGAAAAATGGTTTTACATAGGAAGCAACATGATACTTTTCATCACCTTTTGTACCTGAGAATAGGACTAATTGATCAAGAAAGTCTCCACATTTTTTACAGTTCGTTTCTATAGACTTAACCATGTTGTCAAACTGTGTTTCTTCTTGATGATTTAGACCAACCTTATGCATAGGTGTATCATTATTGATTATTACTACATCTTTATTATCTGTGAATTTAGTATTAGCACCCGCCCTTGCTGACATAGTAGATAAATTATATCCTTTTTGTTCTCCTGTGTAATGTGTATGAAACACAACTCCAATTTGTGATGATTTTATTTTTTTACCAATTTCATGGTCTACAGGAATACCATACGTAATTGTATTAGGTCTAAATGTGTATAATCTCTCTCCATGTATAGTTTCTGTTTTGACAGTTGATTTAGTATACATCAAATCTCCCTGTATAACACCCTCTATACCTACATTCATAAAATATTTTAGAGACATCTTTAATTTTTCTGCTAAGTCTCCTTTATAATCAAACTTATCTACGTCTGCTTCTGAATAACATATTTTTGGTTCAGTTGTATTGAATACAGACTTAGTTCCTACAAAAAATAATCCATTTGCAGGATCTTTTCCACATACAATTGATGGTGCACCATCCCATTTTGTTTGCATAAATGCTTTACTGTCATCACAACCAAGCATCTTACGTAATTCCTGTAAAAATCCAACAGCAGCTTCACAACCCTCAACACCATAGTTGAGCATCTCATCTTCTAAATGTTCTAAGTGTTTTAGTTTGGTTACGTTTGCCATTATGAAACTTTTATGAAAGGTCCTGACAGATCTGATTGTGATGATGCGTACTTATATAGTCTAGTCGATAATTCGTCTCTTTGCTTGGCAGTATTACCATTACCAAACATTATATCTAGGACTGTCATACCAAAATATTTTGAAAATTTCCACTGCGATTTATTCATCCCACTTCTACCACCTGATGTTCTAATTTCATCCATAGTAACTTCCTCTGCAACTTTTGTTGCATCTCTTTTATAACTATTACCACCCACATCTCTAACAATACGAGATTTTATATGATCTTTTTGTAGAAGATTGTATATTTTTTGATCCAATGGACTAGGATTTTGTTCTGCTGCTCTAACTGCATTAGTAAT